GACCTGAAAGTAAAAGAAGATAGTTATATGGATGAAAAAATTAGACAAGCAAATATGCAATCTGATAACATAGAACTAGAAAAATGGAATGGGAGTTAGATTATGATTGAGATATTAAACTTTATAGATGACCTTAAACAGATTAAAGAAATGGTTGACGATCAAAAACCAAGGTATCTAATAGTTGATAAATGCAATGAGAAGATTGCCAAGTATCAAAAAGAAGTAGACTCTTTTGAGGCCTGGATAGAGGCTGAGTCAAAAAAAGAAGAGAATAAAGTACAACTCAAACTAGAAGAACAGATGGAAATGGCGTTTGGAGAGGGGTATGATAGTACGACAAAGCATTGATTCGCCAATCCTGGTTGATCCTAGGCGCTTTTATCCTAGTAAAATCAAGGGTTTTAGACAAAGCTTGCCAAATGATGAAAAATATAGTATAATTTAACATTATATAATGAGAAAGGATTATAATGAGTAAAGTGAGTAATTTCAGATACGCTAAAGAATCTTTGTTTGCAGAGTTTGATGTAGCAAAGAAAAAAGACGAGAACCTAAAAGGCAGAAAGTACAAACACAGACTAGCCTGGTGTCAAGAACACGCCGAACACAATAAAACAAATCCAGAATGGTATGAAATGGTTGATATTAAATGGGACAATTTAGTATTAGCTTATTCAGCACCCGATCCTAGAGACCACTTCTATATGAAAGTTTTTGGTAAAACTTATTCAGAGAAGATGGCAGAATCAGCAAAAGAAAAAGATTATGGCGCTGAAGCGTAAATTAACAAAATCAGAAAAATATAGTATTGCTTTGAAAAAGCATATTAAGTGGTTGAGATCACTAGGTCTTAATGTTGATGAAGATGGTAGAGTTATCTTATCAACTGACCGTGGTTACTATCTTGATGTTGTTGAAAGAACATATGAAGAACCAATACCACAAATACAAATGTCTAATAAAATTGGTCATGGTGGTACAAAACCTGACAATTCTTGGAAGATAGAGGCAAGTAAAAACTTTACTATCATGCCGGCATATAACAAGGGTCCTTATATGGTGGTCAATAAAAGTGACCTAAAAACAGCAGGGAGGAAAGTGTGAAGAAATACATACTTGACAATCTACCTACAATTTGGGTAGTTGCAGTATTTGTACTTGGTATGGCTATGGTAGCTAACCATGCAAATGCAAATGAAGAAAAATCTATAACTCCACAGGAGTTTGTTTCTAATGTAGTTGAAGTACCAGGTAAAGTTGGTAATTGGTTTACAGGTGAAGTAGAAAAAACAAAAGAGTATCAAAAAGCGAGTTGGGCAGAAATGAAAAGCAAATGGCCTTTCACAATGTTTAACAAAAATAACTAATGCATAGTGTAAAACAATTTGTAGATAAAGTAAAATCTGTAGGTGTGATGGCGGAAAAGTTAGAAAAACTACCGCCGTCTGACTTAACTAGACAAAACTTACTAGAGAATATTCAAGCAGATTGTATATTACTATCAAGAAGTAATGTGGATATTAAAGAAGAACATAATTACGATTATTCGGGAGTAGATCATGGCGGACTATAGTGAAAAGATAGAGCAGTTGAAGAATGAAGTAAAAGAAATGGAAGAAGAAAAAGAATTAACAATGAGTCAATCCAGAATTGACTTTTTAGACGATCAGATATATAATACAAAAGATAGTATTAAGAAACTTGAAGCATATGCATAAATTATTATTGTTATTAGCCAGTTTGGTATTATTGAATGCTTGTGGTATGAGTAGATCACAAACAGGCGCTGTACTAGGTGCTGGTACTTCAACATCTGTATGTGTTGAAATGGGATTAACAACAGATCCTTATGCTACGGCCGCTTGTGCTGTAGTTGGTGCTTTTGCTGGTGCTGAAATGTTATATAATTCAGACAAAGATGTACACAATGCTGTATTTGTAGATCATTTGAATACAAGTCCAAATGGTTCTAGTTATACAAACTGGTACAATCCTAAAACAAAAAATAGTGGTATAATTCATATCACAAAAACATACACCGTTGGTCCTATAAAGTGTAAAGATTATGACCATACGGTTGATATTACTAATCAATGGCCACTTGTTGGTGTAGGCGGAATAAACAGAGAAGTTAAATTTGGTACTGCCTGCCAAACACCTGATGGTCAATGGATAGAGAGGCCATATTAATGATTGATCCTTTTAATAACATGAGAAGATATCTAGTTTGGTCTTTTATACTAATCATATTCTTAATTATATCTGGTATTGCTATTGCAGATAATCATGATTTAGATTTAGATAAGAAAAGTTTTGCTGAAGTACAACAAATAGAATGGCATAATGCTGATGGTACAATTCAGAGAAGTATTAAAGTTGAAGATGGTAGTCAAAAAGTTTTATATGATAATGTCAAAGTTATGGAAAATGACGCTGACCAGTATTGTTATATAAAAGTTATTATAAAAGAATCAGCTAATGGCGATATTAGTAAAGAAGAAAAATTATATTGTTCCGATGGTAGACATGGTAATAATGATACACCAAACTATTGGGAACTATTTGCGAAATTCTACTATAACAATGTTGATACTCCAGAGTATTGCAGATTTTATAGCAGAAAAAAACATGCTTTTAAGTCGTTCGGAAAAGTATGTATGAACAAGGACGGTGAATGGAGAGTAAAATAATATGTTTAGAAACATAATAATAGTTGGATTACTAGCCATAATTGTACTGGATTTGAGTGTGGACGATACTTTTTCGTATCTTCAATTCGGACTTGACTTTCTAGAGCAATTAGTATATGATACCAAAGGGAGTGTGAAATAATATATGATGAAAATGAAAAATGTAATATTATCGTTGACATTGTTAACCTTGTTAGGTGCATGTTCAGGCGGTAGTTATAAAATAAAAAGTGAAAAAGGTGACATAGTAAACACGGTGCCGAAATGGTACATGGCTGACTTTAATGAAAAGAAAGCTTGTGATCTATCTTGGGTTACAAAAAAAGATGATGACAAAGTATGTGTATTCGGTGTTGGTACTAGCGTTTCGCCTGATTTAAATTTGGCAATTGAAAAAGCGAAGATGATCGCTAAAGCAGAATTAGCCGATATTATCAAAGGTGAAATGAATAAAGAGTCAAAACAATTCATTAAAGAACTAGGTAAAACTGAAAAGAAGACAATAGTAACCGAGGTTGAATCTGTATTAATTAATATAATTAAAGATACACCAGTTAGAGGTTATGAAATCTTTGAGCAAGATGTAACCTTGACAAAGAATGGTTATTACAGAGCATGGATTGGTTTAAGATTGCCTATGGGTGAGTTTAATAAGATGTATAATTACACTATTGAACAAGCTGTTGACGCTTACAATCTAAATGATGAAAGTAAGAAAGCATGGGACAACCTAAAAAAAGATAAAAACAATGCAAATAGTAATTTATAGTAAAAATAATTGTGTGTATTGTGATAAGGCAAAGGCCTTGATGAAAGGCCTTGGTCATAAGTTTGAAGAAAAGAAACTGGAAAGTTTTGATTCACCTCAAGCAATGATTGAAGACATTGGTAAAAATGTTAGATCAATGCCACAAATAAAGATTGATGGTGTGTTGATAGGTGGATATAATCAGCTAGTAGAATATTTTGCTGATAAGAAAGAAGTAAACTTTAAAGGGGAGAAGATATGATGACAAAAGAAATAGACAAAGATAATCTTATCTTATTTCCTACTGATAGAATAGTTAAAAGAAATCCTAATCAAGGATTGTCTGAAAAATTACAAAAGAATTTAGAACTGGCTAAGACAAAAGAATATGTTGAACAGGCAGTTGACCAAATCGCTTTAGATTTGTTGAGAAAATTTGTTGATATGGGTATCAACACCAAAACGCCTAACTTTACAAAAGACCTTGCAATGTTAGTAGATACATTAAGAGGTTTAGTATATAGAGACTTTGGTGTAAAACATCCAGCGCAACAAATGACCGATAGAATGGTCCAAGTAAAAACAACAACAAGAGGGAATGTCGCCCAAATAGATTATTTACCGTTTGTAAAACAAAAGAATAACAAACCTTTTAATCCTGATGTTAAAGATGAATTAAAAGATTTACAAGATGGTAGCGATATGTTTGAAAGTGATATTGATTTAGATGATGAATAAAGTGATAAGAAACCTAATTCCATTCCTAGGAATCGCAAAAGAGCCGGCGATACAGGCTAACAATGATAAGAAGGAGAAGATGATGAGTCGTTCAAAACTATCAAAAACAGCGAAATTGAGAAATCTTTTTGCAAAAGGATCAGATGTTTCTTGGAAACAAATGAGAAACACATATGATCTTAAATCACCAGCTGCAATGGTTGGTAAATTAAGAAACGAAGGCATGATGATTTATGAAAATAAAACATCTAAAGGCGTTTCGTACAGAGTTGGAACACCAAGCAAGGCTATTATAGCTGCTGGTATCAATGCTGTATTCGGTAAGCAAGTCGCTTACTCAGCATAATTGCTAAGGGAAGGGCCCCTAACGGGGCCCTTTTCACTAATTGGTAAACCAAAGGTTTTTATGACAGACAGCGAAGAGAAACAAAGAGCGCTTGACGCTACAATGGAAAATGAACATCAACCACCAAGTCCAATGGTGCAGATACCATTAAAAGAATATGACAAATTAAAAGAAGAAAAAAATTATATTACAGACCCTAGTTTAATTGCCATTATAGATAAAATGGAAGAATTGACTAGAGCATTAAGAAGACATATTGTGAGAAAATTTTGAGTATAAATAGATATATCGAATATAAAGAATTATTGAGGATAAATTATGGCAGATGAACAACAATTAAAAGAACATCAACAAAAACTAGGTATCATGCCTAGAGCAGCTCAACAAGCGATGGCACAAACCGACGGAATGAGTGAGTTGTTGATATCAGAAATTCTAACAAAAGTAAATAACGCAAAAGATAAACCTAAAAAGGTTGCAGTATTAAAACAATATAATAGTGTAGCAATGAGACAAATACTCAAAGGTGCTTTTGATCCTAAAATAGAATGGGATTTACCATCAGGAACACCGCCTTATATGGCAAACGAAGCTCCTGCCGGTACTGAACATACTACACTTCTAGGCGAAGCAAGAAAACTATGGAGATTTGTTAAAAATGCAGATAAAGATACCAGTAAACCACAAAGAGAAACAATGTTTATTCAAATGTTGGAAGGTTTACACCAAGATGACGCTAAAGTATTGATTGCTACTAAAGACAAAGTATTACACCGTTCTTATAAAGGACTATCAAGTGCTGTTGTAAAAGAGGCTTTTGGTTGGAATGACGATTATATTAAACACGAATCAGCACCAAAATAGAGATTTGTTCTCTTTTTGTTCTGGTTGTATAATATATCGCAGTACAAAACCCCTATAAAATAAAGGCTTTTTTTTAATAAAAGTGCTTGCTTTTCTCCCGGAATAGTGTAGTATATAAGTATTAATTGAGAAAGGTTATATTATGAAAAAGTTAATTATAATGCTTGCTATTTTGTGGTTTGGTTTAAATGCCTTTGCAAAATCAGTACAAGCGAATGACTATAACACAGCAGTTATTGGTCATGTGATAACTCAAAAAATACAAGGTAATAATGTTGACACCTCTGTTTTAGAGGCAGAAATGCAAAAGTTGGTATACAACTTTACTTTAGAAATGACAGGTGTTATAGAAAAACATTTACCAAATATTTTAGAGGGCATAGCTGCCGATATTAGGTTAAAGGCAGATAGTCAATACAAGTGTTCATTATTGAAAGATAGCAAAATCAAAGATAAAGAATGTTCGTAGTAGAATTTATAAACAACATATTACAATCAATCTATGTGTATGTACCACAAGAAATAGTAATTATACTTCTTGCAGGACTATCAATAGGTATATACGAGACTATAAAAAATGGCAAAAAAACTTAAATCAGATACATTACCAGGAATACCATTTGAGTTTGACTTCTATATGATATATTGGGAGGATATTCAAAGTGATTCTGGTTGGCGTACACTAAAAGAAATACAAAAGTCTAAGCCTGCCATATGTGTATCTACAGGTTGGCTAGTAAAAGCAGACAAAAATGTCCATATTGTCATGAGTGATTACAACTATGATGAACATGGAGATTTATCAGATGGCGGTAATACTACCGTTATTCCTACTAAAAATGTTATTGAAAAATTCCTAATTAAAGGTCTATAAAAGGAGAATATATTATGAGTAAAGAACTGGATCAGTATATCAGGCGTTTGGTACGAGAAGTACCTAAAACCATGGACGATATACTAGAGAACAAAAACGCAGGTCATGTACATGTCTATTATGCTGGTGAATGGCAAAAAGATGTGTACGATAATTTCACATTAATTCAGGCAGAGAAAATATTTAAAAAAATGAGTAAATATCTTTCTAATCCTGTATTGACATTTTACCAAAAAAGAATTGAAGAAGGCAACTATGAGTATTATGTAAAAAAGGTGGAATATGAGAGTAAGACTGCTAGATAAAATAAAAATTATCTCACAAACTATAATGTTTGTAGTAATAGTGGCGTTTATATCTGCTTGCTATTACACATATGAGACTAAAAGTGTTGCAATGGCTGAAGAACCAAAATGGACATTGCCTAACTTTGAACATACAAACAATCAACAATTTCTAGACAATGTAAATGCATGTGTGGATTATTGGTACAATACTACAACTGATATACCACCTGTAAATAGAGAATTATTATTAGCACAGGCAGCTCTTGAGTCTGGTTGGGGTAATAGTAGATTTGCTCTTGAAGGAAAAAATTTATTTGGTATGAGAACATATGATTTGAGGGAACCACATATGTTACCATCTAATAACCCTAAAAAGTGGGGTGTAAAAGTCTATGAACATGAGTGTGATTCTGTATTACATTATATAAATACCTTAAATAATCACCATGCTTATGAGAAGTATCGTGAAAAAAGAGACGATGGTATTGATGACCCTTTTATATTGGTTGAAACATTAGAAGCTTATGCTTCAGATGTAAACTACTTTGCTAAGATTAAGAGTATCTTAAAAAAGATGAGAAAAGAATACAAACTAAATTTTAAGGGATAAAATGTTTTTAATTTTAATTACTTTTATTAGTGCCATATCTATATCAGTAATAGCTGCTGGTTATTCTATTATAGGTTTAGCAACACTATTTGCTGGTGCAACATTACCTATTATTGCTATGGGTAGTGCATTAGAAATAGGTAAACTAATAGCCGCCTCATGGTTATATCATAACTGGAAAAACCATAGACTATCTCTACTAATAAAATCTTATTTAACAGCCGCTGTAGTAATATTAATCTTTATTACCTCTATGGGTATCTTTGGTTTCTTATCAAAGGCACACCTAGACCAAGTACAGC